GTAAGATTGACGGAAAATTGTCTTTCAAACCAAGCTCAACCAGAACACAACGTTAAGTGTTCAATTTGACTTGCATGGTAACCATGCATTGTCATCACACCACCGAGGACTAAACATATGCTTTTTAAAGCATATCCTAGTCTTTGCCCTGTAAGGAATCTCGTTGCCTTGAGATTCTGTTGAAGGTCGAAACAGCTTGGCTAGTAAGACACCATGGCTGTCCCTCGTCTCGCTAAGCGGAACAGTCGGAAAACCTGCGAATATAAATCCGTCAAGTTGACCTTTTGCTCTGTATGTCCTAGTCTCGTTTTTTGAGACATGGATGGTTGCATCACCTGAATCGATTGGACCAAAGACCCGTAGGTCTGCAGGTACTTGCGATAAGGCTAGCTGCCAGACTCTCTTAAAACGATGATCACACCCTTGGAGATAACCCCAGCGATGTGCCATCGTACGAAGAGAATTCATAAATCTATAAAGATCCTTAGCTGAACGAAGAGCCGTCTTTTGATAGAACGGCTTGACATCAACACCGCCGAAGTAGTACGTACCGCAAGACTCACGAAAGGGTGTAGAGGAAAAACTCTTCTCTACATTCAACGTGAATCCCAGATACTCAAAAACTTCAGTGGCTAACTCTACACATTCAACAGGCAGAACCAAGTCATCACCAAAGATTGAAACGTCTTTATCATCCACGCACTGAATCTCGCATACAGCGAGAGCCAGTGTGAGGAAGATGAGGCTTTCCAGTTCGAAAGTGAAACCGTTGCCCATAGTTGAGAACTTCTCGTACCGCTTGATCGAGTTGTTCAGAGTGTAGTAATGACTTCTAGCTGAATCCAGTATTGAGAACCATTTGGCCGGTAGAAGTTTCTTAACCGTTTCGATGGAAATCGTATCAGACGCAGCTTTAAAATCCAAAGTAGCTAAACAACCTGTTTTTGAGCCTTTTAGAGCTCCCAGGCAATTTTTGCTATCTGAATTCAAGTCATAACCGGCATACCTAAGACGTTTACGAATTAAACGACCGATACCAAGTTGAACCCAGGTGTTTAGCCCAGGTTCTATGGCTATCGTTCGCTCCGTCTTTGCGTTTTTAGGTACGGTAATAACCTTATTACCTGCTAAGTGTTCCACTTTGTTCAAGTTATCCCATAAGGGATTCCAAGCTCTTAGTGTCTCACCAAACAGGTGGTATGCATCCCTCGTCATCTGTACTTCGATGTCGAACTTTCGCGAGGCAGAAACACTCTCACCTTTAACGGTTAGAGTACTACCGGGACCCCAGGTACATAAATCGAGGAACTTATCTACATCGAACGTTTTTAGGATGTTGTATATTTTCCGCTGTGCTATAACTATAGCCAAGGCGCGAGGGTCATCCGTTTTTAGAGGATCTCCTCGATACTGGTCCAAACGTTTATTTGTAATTTCGCAGGTGAGCTCAGATTTCTCAAAGGCCACTATAGCACGATCCTTGCGTTTGAACGAAGTTCGTAAGAACACGCTCTTGCGTAGGAAAGATACTGCAGCGAAGTCGCTTCTAAACACTAGGCTATCGAGATAATCGATAGGTCTTATGTCTTTTTCCACTAACTGATCAAACTCACCATATGCATATAGCATATAGCAAGAAAGGGCAATAGGTGAGTCGAGAGCGATAAAGTACTCCTCAATCAACTCCGTTTGCACGGAGTCAAGTACCCGAAACTTCTTATGTTGCACAAGAAGATCGCGGGGCCTAAGTTTCACTTTAGGCCTAGTTTTTTGCTTATACATAAAAACCTCCGTCATTGCTGTACTAGTACAGCATATTCAAGTCTACAATCAATTCATCGATCGTGGCCTCCGCGAGGATTGCCATGATGTCACCCTTAAAGATGGTGCGCTCAGCAGATGTTGAGCGTTCATTGAAAGTGAACGTGATATCTACGTAATTCTCATAGGCAGCCTTGGGGGGAACCCCAACAACAGCGGTCTCGAGAGTAGGTAGAGAATAACGGAGTCGCACTCGAGAATTTTTCGAGTTCTTAGACGGACGCGTCAACGAAGCTGTCAGCTTTGGAAAGGCGACAGCAACGTCTGTAGACGTGTCCATATAAGTTGCGATGTTGCCTACGATGCTCTGCGGCGTAAGCTGGATGTGCTCGTTAGCACTGAAGGGGATGATTGCTGACATAACATGTACTCCTAAGTTAACGTTTCATTAGCTTCTGCACGGTTAGTGCTATTGCTTCTGCAACGTGGGTTTGAGATAATGGATCCTTGATGAAAAGCTCGTTCGTAAAACCTGGAAGTTCGGTTAAAACCGACCTATCTTTAGTCTCGTGAATAAAGCTCCCATCGATAAAAACTCCTGAGAAACCCGAAAGTTCTGGTCCCCATGACAAGGCTGTTCCCATGCCAAAGTTACCTGGTTCAGAACCTATTTTCTTAATCTCCTGTGTATGTGTAACGGTTTTAGTTCCTGTTAGAAAGTGTAGGCCAATAATGGCTGTTGACTGACTAACAACTTCAGAAAAAGAAGCAAACCAATCTAACACGAAAGACCAAGGTGTCAGTTCCCACGCAATTTCACCTGGATTAACCAAGCCAAGGCGTGACAACCAACGGCTAGCGGAATCGCTCGCACTGAACTTAACAACATAAGATATCTCATATTTTCCAGATACCTTATAAGCTCCGAGTGGCGTGCTTACAACAGTGTCTTTATAGACAATGTGAGAGTTTGCACGAAAAACGATAACCTCTAGCTCCATACGTGACTCCTCCATCTCCTCAAGAATTTTTGAGGCGGCGTAGAGGTCATTTAGGAGAGGCTTTACACCAAACATAAAAGCTAAAAAATCATCAGCAATCATGCGTGGACTCTTGAACCAATCTAGTACGAGACCCTTCAATCGTTTCTTTCCAGTTTTTAGTTGGAGGATTCGGTGAAGAATATCTTGGATTAGACTCAAGGTTTGGGCCCTTTCGGCTACAATGGTTCCTATATGAATGTCATTCTTACGAATCTTACCGTATAGCTTCCGAAGAAGCTTATTACTAAGGTCCGTGGTTTGACGCTCTGTGAGAACCATAAAAGCCTTACGAAACGTAGCTAAGTTCCCAAGCATTAGCTGTTCAGCGCGATAATTTGGCTGAGTAACTATTGCATTTGCTTGAGGCGACCAGACTTGATACGGGGGCCATCCTAACGAATCTGGAAAGAAATAATTAACCAGATTATAATAGGGAGCCTCTGTATTAGGTTGCCATTCGACGAAATAAAAATCAATCGGTCCTCCTAAGCCCACAAATCTTTCTCGTGAGTAAGGATGATCAACTGTATCGAAGGTTCTAGCATGTTTCAAAACCAGACGCGGACGACGTCGCCAATTTTTGGCGATTTCCAAACGTCTTTGGAAGAGAGCATAACGTTTCTCGTACTTAACCATACGAGCAGCAAACTGCCGATCGTAAAGTTTTGTACGTCTTTCGTGATTCTCTCTTGCAGCGTTCCACCGTAGCAAACGCCGCTCATTACAAGCGACGAACTGTTTGTGGATAGAAGAGACATGTCCTTCGTATCTCTCACGCATAAGTATAATGCGCGTCGAATACGTATCTAATGCCTCTCTGCTTCGCCTCTTTGGTGGTTTGAACTCCGGAGCCTTTTTCTCTTCTTTCGAAAAGGGCGGCTGTTGGAGCTTATTCCATTTAGGAGGGTTATAGCGCGGTTTTACTGGTACCTCCAAGTACTTGTCAACGTTTTTAATTTTGACAGGTACGAGTACACCACAGTTTATAGGTGTAAACCAGTGAGGATCGTGGGTTGAGTCTTTTGACTCGAAACTTCTCATGCGTATAAAACCAAACCCTCTATTTGCATCAACATGTACCTCAACGTGAGCCGGTGTTTCGGGTGTACTCGAAACATTGGCCCACCATTTGGTACTTGGGATTAGCTCGTAGTCGAATTTTAGTTCAAGCGTCATGAAGTTTCCCCTGCTGAGTTATCAGCGACTCGGAATCCGAGTCAACCATCGGTCTGACAACAAAGATTTCCTGAATAGAACACACAGCGTCGCTTAAAACTTCGAATGTTTCTGGCGAGAAAATAGCCAAGACAGCTGAAATAATAAGCGCGATGTAGGTTTTCTTCATGGTAGTCTCCTGTTGTCGGAC